TATATGATTAACCAATATTCTATTTATGCTATTTATTTTAATTAATATAAAATTGAAACAAAAATAATCTAAATATTATTTATTTAATATAAGGAGATGACTAAACTTAATAAAAGTGGAATAAATAATAATGGACTAAATACTAAATCCCCATCTAAAATTATTGGCATACAATTTAGTATATTATCTCCAGAAGAAATAAAAAAATCATCTGTTGCTGAAATAACCAGTCGCGATACTTATATTAATAATAAACCTGTAATTGGTGGGTTATTTGATCCACGAATGGGTATTCTTGACCCAGGATTAATTTGTCCTACGGATGGATTAGAATATATGCAAACGCCTGGATATTTTGGTCATGTAGAATTGGCTCGTCCAGTATTTTATCATCAATATTTAACTACTATTATTAAAATTATACGGTGTTGTTGTTTTAAATGTGGTAAACTTTTATTAAGCAAAGAGAAATATAAACATGCTTTAGATATGTCCCCATCGGATAGATGGGAATTTGTATTTGATATAGCAAATGCTATTAAAAGCTGTGGAGAATCATCCGATGATGGTTGTGGTTATACACAGCCTATTAAAATTAAAAAAGAAGGGCTTGCTACTTTACTAGCTATTTGGAAAGATGCTGAAAATTCCGAAGAAAGTAAATCAGACTCAGCATCTGTATCACTTAAACTTACACCTGAAATAATTCTTAAAATATTTAAACGTATGTCAGATGAAGATATAACATTTATGGGTTTTAGCCCCGTATTTTCAAGACCAGAATGGATGATATGTCAAGTTCTTGCGATTCCTCCTCCTGCAGTGCGACCATCGGTTAAGCATGATTCACAGCAAAGAAGTGAAGATGACATAAGTCATATTATCGTAAATATTATAAAATCTAATAAAATACTTCAAGAAAAAATTTCACAAAATGCTCAAGCAAATGTTATAGATGATTTAACTACAGTGTTGCAATATTATATAGCTACACTAGTTGATAATAATATACCTGGTGTAGCATCTGTTGCTCAGCGTTCTGGTAGACCTTTAAAATCTATTAAGGAAAGAATTAATGGTAAAACTGGAAGAGTTCGAGGAAATCTTATGGGAAAACGTGTAGATTTTTCTGCAAGGTCTGTCATCACACCTGATCCTAATATATCTATTATGGAACTAGGGATTCCTATGAAAATAGCTATAAATATTACAAAACCAATAATTGTTAATGATAAAAATAAAAATTTCTTGCTTAAATTGGTTCAAAATGGTCCAGATATTTATCCAGGAGCAAAAATACTTGAAAAAAAAAATGGTGAAAATATATCATTAAGATATGTAGATCGTCTATCGGTTGAATTAGAAAATGGAGATAAAGTTCATCGACATATGATGGATGGTGATTATATATTATTTAATCGGCAACCAACTCTACATCGTATGAGTATGATGGGACATATTGCTAAAATTATGAGTGTAGGTGATACATTTAGAATGAATGTTGCAGATACTAAACCATATAATGCTGATTTTGATGGAGATGAAATGAATTTGCATATGCCTCAAGATGTAGAATCGGAAACAGAATTAAAAATGTTGGCATCTGTTCAATATCAAATTATTAGTCCTGCTAATAATAAACCAATCATTGGAATATTTCAAGATAATCTTTTGGGTGCATACAGAATTACTCGTGAAAATATAGTATTTACGCCAAGAGATGCAATGAATTTATTAATGGCTTATAATAAAATTGATATTAATAGTTTATATGGCATACTTCAAAGCAATGGTAATATTACTAATTTTGAATTATTGACACAAATATTACCCCCATTAACACTTAAATATAAAACAAAAAGATTTACGGATGCAGATAATTATTCTACATCTAATAATGTATTGGAAATTAGTGATGGAGAATATATTCGTGGACAAATAGAAAAAGGTGTATTGGGTGATAGTAGTAATGGATTAATTCATAGAATTTATAATGATTTTGGATCAATGGCAGCCGTAGAATTTATTGATGATTTGCAAAATATTGTTACAGAATATATGAAAACATCTTCATATAGTGTTGGAATTAGTGATTTAATAGCAAATACAAAAACAATTAAAGCTATAGGAGATGCTATCTCTTCTAAAAAAATAGAGGTTAAATCATTGATTGAACAAGCACATTTAGGTATTTTTGAAAATAAAACAGGTAAAACAAATGAAGAAGAATTTGAAACACGTATTAATAATATTTTAAATCAGGCAATGACTCAGGCAGGTAAAACCGCGAGAGAAAGTCTTGATAAAGATAATCGGTTTGTTGGAATGGTAAATGCTGGTTCAAAGGGAAGTGAATTAAATATATCTCAAATGATTGCAACTTTAGGTCAGCAAAATATTGATGGCAAACGTATTCCTTATGGATTTGAAAATAGAACATTACCACATTTTAATAAATTTGACGATAGTCCTAATGCTAGAGGATTTGTTGAAAGTTCATTTATATCAGGATTAACTCCAGAAGAATTATTCTTTCATGCGATGGGTGGTAGAATGGGTCTTATTGATACTGCTGTGAAGACAAGTCAAACAGGATATATCCAACGACGATTAGTTAAAGGACTTGAAGATTTAAAAGTTGAATATGATATGACTGTCAGAAATAATAAAGGGCGAATCGTTCAATATTCTTATGGCGAAGATTGCGTTGATCCATTAAAAACTGAAAGTCAAATTATATATCTTGTTAATATGTCTATTGAAGATATTTATGCACATTATAAAATGCCAAGTGATAATATAAATGATGACATATATATATCACATTATACTGAAGAAGCAATAAAAAGAATTAAAACTCAAAAACAGCAATTAACAGCAAAATGTATAGATATAACAAAATATATGATTGAACAACGAAATAATATAATATCTCATGTGTTTAAAAATAAAGATAGTGCTAAAGCACATTTACCTGTAGCTTTTAAATATATTATTGATAATATTAAAGGACAATTATTAAAATATCCTAATTTAAAAATAGATATTACACCACTTGAAGCATTTGAAATGATTGATAATACAATGAATATATTAATGACAAATGTGTATATAGCTCCAACTGAGTTATTTAAAACATTATACTATTATTATCTTTCACCTACGCATCTTTTAACAATTTATAAATTTAATAAATCATCTTTAACATTACTATTAAATACAATAATATTAAGATATCAACAATCTATTATTGCTCCTGGTGAAATGGTTGGATTGGTAGCAGCACAATCTATTGGAGAACCAACAACGCAAATGACATTAAATACCTTTCATTTTGCTGGGGTAGCAAGTAAATCAAATGTAACTCGTGGTGTTCCTAGAATAGAAGAAATATTATCTTTATCTAATAATCCCAAAAACCCATCTTGCACTATATATCTTAAAAAAGAGAAAGAATCAGAACAAAAAAATGCACAAGATGTTATGTATACAATAGAACATACTACACTTCGTGAAATTGTAAATTCTATTCAAATATGTTTTGATCCAGATGATAAAAATACATTAATAGAAGAAGATAGAATATTATTAGAACAATATAATAATTTTGAAGAAATGATGGAAGATTGTTTTGATGAATCAGAAGATAGTCCAAAATCAAAATGGATTGTTCGTATGGAATTAAATATTGAAATAATGCTAGATAAAAATATTACAATGGATGATATACATTTTGCTATTAAAAATTATGTTGATGCAGGTGTTTCTTGTGTATATTCTGATTATAATTCTGATAAGATTATTTTTAGAATACGACAAAGTAATATTCTTAAAAAAAAACACTTAATATCAAAAGGGTCATCACTTGACCAGTCAGATGAAATATATCTTTTACAAGCATTTCAAGATAGTATATTGGATAATATGATATTACGAGGTATTAAAAATATAAAAAAAGTTATTCCTAGAAAAATAACAGATAATATAGATGAACAAGAAGGATCATTTGTTAAAAATGAAATATGGATTTTAGATACTATTGGGACAAATTTAATGGATATTTTAGCATTAGATTATATTGACCCATATAGAACAATCACAAATGATATTCAAGAAATTTATAAAGTATTAGGAATTGAAGCAGCAAGACAAGCTATATTTAATGAAATTACAGATGCGATAGAATTTGATGGTGCATATATTAATTATCACCATTTAAGTATATTATGCGATAGAATGACTACAAATGATGGAATGACATCTATATTTAGACACGGAATAAATAATGATGATATTGGTCCTATTGCAAAAGCATCATTTGAGGAGACACCCGAAATGTTTTTAAGAGCAGCAAAACATGCAGAACTAGATATTATGAGAGGTATTTCTGCAAATGTAATGTGTGGTCAAGAAGGGTTTTTTGGAACAAGTGCGTTTCAAGTTATGCTTGATATGGATAAATTACAAGAATTTAACGCAATTAATGTGGATACTATAAATGAAAATGCTCAAGATATAATAGATGGTTCATTTAGTGTTGAATCCCAAAATACACCGTGTAGTGATATTAAATTAAATATTACATCTAACTCTGATAATATTAAAATTGTTGACCTTGGAATAAATGAGTCTGATTATAATCCTGGATTTTAAATAATAATTAAATAATAATTAATAATTAAATAATAATTAAATAATAATTAAATATAATATTTTTTTATTTAATAAAATAAATTTATATTTGTTGAGATAAATATAAATTTATTGATTGTGAAAAATGCAGTTAAATGTGTTAAATTTGTTCTTTAAAATATTACTCTATAATTTTAAATTTTTTAGATTTATTTTCAAAATTATGTATAAAATTATATAATATAGCTATTGACTTTGGTTGTCTCATTTTTTCTTGTAATTCTTGTGAAAGAATAGATGGAGATATTTTAGCTTTTTTATTAACTACAAAAAGTTTATATGAAGGTATTTTATCGTTAATTGCAGGTATTTTAATAAAATAATAGTTTTCAGATATATCATTTTTGGTTATAAATAATCTCTCATTATTTTCAAATAATGTTGTTCCTGATAAAAATACTATAGGTGCATTATACTTAATGGCTAAAACCCATATATCTAATGATGTCATATAGTAATTTTCATCAATAATCATATGCTCAAATGATATCTCTCCAGATTTAACTTTTAATGTTATTTTTTTACCTTGTTTAAATAAAATATTTAATATTTTAGATTTAGTTGGGATATCATATTTTTTATATTCTTCTATTAATGTGTCCTTTAATTTATTTTTTGTAATAATCTCTTCATTTTTATTAATTTTATTATTATCATTAATAATTATTGTCATTATTTCAAATGTGCATATATTAGGAGTATTTCCAAATATTAATTCTAATGATGTTTTTGGAAAGAATTTTTTTAAAGTTCCACCAATACTTTGTTTAGTTATAGAGCATGTAGTATTATCTACATTTTTTGGTTGAATATCGTCTTCAATGATATTTGAATATGTTTGTGATATTATAGGATTAGCAATATCATATGTATTATTTAAGATATATTTATTTTTATTGGATATTACTAAATTTTCAAAATATTCTTGTGTAAGTAAAGATTGCAATAAAATAATTTCATTTTTTTGTAAATTATATTTAATATCTGAAAAAGAGAGAAATGTTTTAGGTTCAAAAATAAATTGACTAATCCTATTAAATCGTAATAATTCATCTGATATTTTTATAAAATAACTAGATTCATTATTAATATTATTAATTAGATTTTTTTTAGGTATTAATAATTTACAATATTCGTCAGATTGTTTTAAGCAGTATTTTTTATTTTCACAATTGCTTAATCCACAACTGGTTATATTTGTATTAATTATGCTTAATAGAATATCTTTTTTATAATTAATAAATCCAATATGATTTTTAGTTAGTTCTTTAAGTTGTGTATTCAAACTGGCTATTTTAGTTTGATATAATAAATATGGACTATCTATTATTTTTTCAATATTTATTTTTATTTGTTTATTAGTAAAAGTGCCTAATAAGATTCTAATTGTATTTCTAAAAATATTATAAAAGTTATTTTCCATTTTTATTATTTTTATTAATGTAGCCCGTTCATTATCTTTTGCATTTATAGTAGTCGATACAATATCTGATATGATATGGTTATTACTGTCGATTGTCTTCATTTCCATTAAGATTTTATTTTGTTCTGGTCTATCAGTTGCTATAAATTGATTGGTTTCTGTTAATAATCCAATAATTAATCCATCTTCAAGAACTTTTATTTGAGGTAAGCATAATATTTTTTTTTTAGATTCATGTGATAATAATATTAAAAAATCAACAGTTGATTGAAAATCTGTCCATATATCTGATTCATCCATCATTTTAATATTAATTGTATTTACACTTGAAGATGGATAGCACGGAATAAAGCAAGTATTATTTTGTGTATTAACCGCAATAACACCTATTATTTTAGCATCAAAATTCATAATTTGATAATTAATTGTATAACGCAATTCATTTAAATATAATAATAATTTAGATAATGCAATATTTTGTTTAAATGTATATATATTAGGTTGGCTATTAAATGGTATGCATTTTGAAGTATATGTTTTAGATATAACATCTAATATATTTTTTAAAGATGGTATTAAAAATTGATTTCTTAGATTAAATAATCGAGTTATTTCCCATTCAGTTATCTTATCTTCTAGTATGTATATAGGTTCATAATAATTTCCACTTTTCATCAATATTAGCGAACTTTTATTAACATTAAACATTTCATTAGAATAATTATTTGATGGACAGATTAAATTAACATTGTTGGTAATATCATTATTGGGTATTTCTAATATTATAATATTAATACCATTCGGAAATAAGTTTTTATTTGGAATACTTATAATATCCCATAAATACGTATGGTCTATTATTATATTATCATCATTTAAAAAATTAATGAAATTTTCATATGCTTTAATTAATTTTATTAAAAATTGCATTTGAGTAGTATCTGTTTGCTTTATGGTTTTATAAATATTAGTATTATTATATTTGGTTAATTTAATATTGATATTATTATTTTCAAATATTTTAACTAAATTTCCATTATGAAATGTGATAAAATTGTCTAATGTTAATGATCTAATTATTATTTTTTTCATTTCTATTATGGATATTTGTTTTTTTTTATTATTAATATCTATAAAAATACTTGCTATACATGCAATAAATGACTGCAATTTATTATTTTCAACACCATTTCGCAATAAACATTTATGATTTGATTTAAGTTCTGTATTTATATTACTTGTGTAGCATTTTGTATTATCTGTGCCTAAAAAAATTTGTATAGATAATGGTAAATATCCCCATCTATTAAGTTCAAGTGGAAATTTTTCAACAGATTTAATATATTTATCAATTTTGCTTTCTTTATTATCTCTTATTATTTCTTGTTTTTCTTGTTTTTTTTCAGTTATATTAATAATTGTTCTTTTTTTTTCACTAACTTCATCTACATTTTGTTTTTTTTCAGGAATAACTGCACTTGGTTCCTGCTTTATTTCTGCACCTATCTCTGGTTTTCTCTCTTGTTTTTTTATAGGGTTTGTTGTTTTTGATTCACTTACGCCCATACTTTTATTCTCTGCTATTTTTTTTATGGGAATAATTACTTTTGTTTCATTCTTTTTCTCTGCTATTTTAGTAGCATTTAATGTAGGTTTTTGTTTTAAAGCACATTCTTGCCTTCTTTTAGTTTGCTCTGGATTATCCCACGTTTTAAAACAGCAAGGAACACATAATCCTTTTGGATGAATACCAGATTTTAAAAATCCAGGATAATGTTCAACATATGCACCATTTTTTCCTGTATGTTGTTTTTGGTGTTTAAATTCATAAATTTTACTACCAGCAGGAACTTTTGATGCTTTTTCTGGTATAATATCTCCATATTTTCCAGATTTTGCTTGTTCTTCTGTTAAACTCACATTATCAGTTAAACTCCAATATCTAGGACATATATACCAGTATTGATTATTAGGATTAGATCCATATTTTATAGCTTTATTATATGAACCATTATGATATTTATCAATATATTCTTTTTCTTTATCTGTTAATATAACTGGTTGTCTTCTTACATTTGATGGGCATGCTCGCGAATATGCAACATATGGACCATCATCTTTATTTAAAAATAATGTAGGTTCCTTTGAATATAATTTTGAAAAAAATGGATTTGGTTTTTTTAAATTCATACCAGTAATATCTGTAGTAGATAATTTTCTCTCTGTATCATTATCACCACTGCTTAATCTATCGCTACTATTACTACTACTACTATTACTACTATTACTACTACTATTACTACTACTATTACTACTACTATTACTAGAATTTTTTCCACCATTAATACCGCCCTTTTTTTCAGATGCTCCATCATCACCATCACCATCATCCTCATCATCCTCATCATCATCCTCATCAAACATAAAATTTAATATATTAGCTTTTTTACTTACAACTGCCTCTTCTACGATTATTCCATCCTTAATATTTAATGTTGTATTTTGTATTTCTGGTAATGATACAATATCTTTAATTTTTTCATATTCTGGTATTATATTTGTTTTAAGTGCTATATTTTTTTTAAGTTTTTCATCTATTTTTACATTACATATTTTAACTATAATTTTTTTTAATTTATCATCAATTCCAGCATTTTGTGTTAATCTAATTAAACTATCTATATACACAGGTATAGTTAATAAGTATTTGATATTATTTATGCCTGATATATTAATAATTATATTAGGTGTATGTTTCTCTTTTAATATTTCTATGTAAAAGCCTGGATTATCTTTAATTTTAATTTTTTTATTTTGTGTTGCATCTTGCACTATTTCTAATTCGGATAATGCATCAGTTAATTTTGTTTGTGCTTCGTGTTCAGATAAATTAAAATTGCGCTGTAATTCTTCTATAATTTGTTCTGATGAAACTTTTTTATTGAACAAATCTATAATTAGTCCTGTTTGTGCTTCAAATTCATTATAATTTGATACACGCTTAAATCTTAATTTGATAATATCATTTATATCATTATTAATTATATAAAAAACATTAGATAAACATTTAATATATTTTTGCAAATTAACTTCCTTAGTAATAGTTATTTTATTTTGAAAATTTAAATCTATTATCTCTATATGTTTATCATTAAAGGAATTAAATAGATTTAAAGAATATCCACTATTTTCTAAAAATATTTTAACTATATTAATTATAGGATTAACTGCTTTTTTTATAATATCTGTAATTTCTTCAATACTTAATGGTTCATCAAATGAACTTTCTATTATAATTTCTCCATTTTCTTTAAATTCACATGTTAATGATATCATATTTTTATGGTGAGTATATTCTATATAAGCTGTTACGCTTTTTGTTTTACCAATATTTTTTATTAATTTAAAAATAGTTCCTTTTGATAAATAAGGAATCTTTTTACCATTTATTGCTATTGCATCACAATATATTCTATATATATTTTCTTGTCGTTTAGATGGATTATATTTAATTATTGGCACATCATTAGTTGAATGCAATAATTTAAATATTATATCTAATGGAAAATTAAATGAAAATTCAGAATACTGCATAAAATGTATATGTGTAATACCTATTGCTTTATAATTTAATAAATTTTTTTTAGTATTATAAATATCATAGAATAATTCAATAGATTTGTTGTATGTATTCATATTTATATTAGGTTTTCTTGATGCTGTTATTAATGCATTACGTTTTTGTTGAAATTCACCAATGGATGTAATATTATGTGATATTAAAAATGGAAAATATATTTTTAATGTAGTTAAAAACAATAGATTGGAAGCATTACTATATGTTAATACATTTTCTGCAATACATAAATAAATATTATTATTGTGTATTTCTCCAAAATTTAATAGCAATTCATTATTATGTGTGCTTGTTATTTTTTCTACATTTTCGGATAAAAATGTATCATATGCTACAACATTATAAGGATTTATGGTATATGTATATACTCCTTGAACTGATACAAATTGCTGACCTAATGGTTTATCTGAAATAAATTCTTGTTGTTCCAAATTTAATGAGAGAATATCATTATAATCATATTTTGTTTTAATCTGTAAATGTTCTGATACATTTATATTTATATTTGATATAAAAGGTATTAGTATTGTAGATGTTAATAATAATTTATCATTTTGTGTTAAATTTTGATAAACAGATATATTATTTAATTTTTCAGATACTTTTCCAAATAAATATATTTCTTCAAATGCTATATCTGAATCAAATTCTGATATTATTTTTCTTTTTATATTTTCTATTGTATCATCCATATAAATTTTTTGATTGCAAAATTTGATAGCTATATTATTTGTTAAAATATTTGCAATTTCTTCTGCATTAAATATATTATTAAATAACTCATTTGAATGATTTGTATTAAAATTTTCTAATAATTCATCGCCCGAATAATTATTATGTGTAAAAAATACAAATATTTTTTCTACTTTATTATTTACATAATAATTTACTTTATATATATTTGATATGGACATTATATAAAATAAATCAATATTATTTTATATAATTTATATAGTTATATATGTATTAATTATAAATCAAAATATGGATTATCTGTTAGTTCCATACCGCAATATTTTTTATTTTTTTTCTTATAATCTTCTGGTGTATATATTTTAATTTTAGATGCTTCTTGTAATAAAAATTTAAAATTAGTCCAAAATTCATTTGTATGTCCTACACTCTCTGTAGCAATATGAGCTATTTCATGTAGTCCTACAAATGTAAGTGTATTATCATCTATTAAATTTCCCGAACCTTTTTCTGTATCTAAACAAAATGCTATTTTATCTCCTTTATTTTCACTATATGCTGTATATTCGCTAGATGGTAAAGTTTCTACTATTTTAGTAGGGTTAAATCCAGTAACTAATCGTTTAACATTACTTCTTTCTGGATATGTATCGCCTAAATGAGAGACTAGTTTTTTAAGTTTTTGCGTAACTATTGCAAGTTTATCAACTGCTAAAGTTATTTTACTTCTTTCTCTTACGCAATACTTATTTCCATCAATTGTTGAATTAATACATTTTAAATTAAAGTTATCGCTATCTAAATATATTTTAATACTTATAAATAATATTAGACTTAATAATATATAACCACTAATGTTTATTTTCATATATAATTTTATAACATTATTAATTATAATTTAGTAAATATATTTAATAGTAATTATTGACGACCACCACCAATTTCTAATGGTAATCGCATTAAATCGGGTTCAATAGTGCTATTTAACCATGGACTTACCTGTGATTGAGGATTAGGTGGTTCAGAACGAAGTTGCAAATTAGCATTTCTAAGAGAACTACCAACAGTGTTAATTCCATTTAAATATCCAGCTTGTAATAAATTAACATTATTTAACTCGCCATTGCCTCTAGGATTTAATTGTGCCCATTGACTATTTTCATCTTTTGGTAATAAATCATCAGGATTCACAATAGGTTTTCTAGAACAATTTGGAGCAATATTTTGATTTCCAGCAATACCAGAAACAGAAGCATATACTTCATTTTGACCTGCAGGTTGAGCTGGCATTACAGATCCAGATGAACCATCTGCTATATTGGGATGAGCAACATTATTCGATGATGGCATATTATGCATATTTTGAGACGATAATCCATCTAATACCGAACTTTTTCTATTAGAATAACGTACTACATATACAAATAATAAAAGTAATCCTAAAAATGACAGTACGTGATGAACTTTTATAAACTTCTGCAAATTTTTTAACATATTCATTATATAAAATAAATAATAAAATATTTTTTGATAAATTTTAATAAAAATATATTGCTACTAAAGAATAGTAAACATCTATATTTTACTAATCACTATCACTTTCATCTAAATTGTCTAACATATACTTTGCTTTAATTTTATTTGCTTTAAAATATGCTTTTAACATTTTAGTATTCATTCGTTTTGCTTTATTTCTAGCTTCTTTATACATATTATAGTGTAGTTCATTAGGAGATTTTAATTTTATAGTGTCTTTAATATTTTTTAATTCAAAATCAATAACTTCTAAACATTGCTCTTGTTTATTCAATATATTATTTTGTTCTAAAGATTTAGATGATTCTCCTAAATTAGTATTGCTATTGATATCACTATCACTATCACTATCACTATCACTATCACTATCACTATCACTATCACTATCACTACCACTATCATTATCACTATTATCACTATCATTATCACTATTATCACTATTGTTATTACTGTTATTACTGTTATCATTAGCAATAATGATATTTTTTGAATTAGTATTACTGCTATTACTAATATTATTATTATTATTATTATTATTATTATTATTATTATTATCTTTATGTTTATCTTTATCTTTATCTGTATTGCTGTTAATATTCATAATAGAACTAATATTATTATCAATAATATTTTTATTGGTTATTGTATCTAAAGTATTCTTGGGTAAATTTTTAATTAAACATATATTATTTACTTCATCATCATTTTTTAAAACCATTATTTGTGATAAACTTAATTCTAATTGAAAACTTTTAGATGAAAATTTAATACCTTCAATCTTGATTAATGGAATTATATAATTTTCTATATTAAATTCATTAAATGCAATTACTACTCCAGATTCATCATATAATTTACATTGAGGTTGTTTATTTATAGGTGATTTATTTATATAACATCTAATTAAAAATAATTTTCCAGCTTTATACATTTTTAATGAATTGGTAAAAGATGATTCTATATCATTTAAATGCAGTTCAGAATTAAACCATATATCACGTTTATTATATATTAAATTATGGCATGTCGTTTCTATTTTTTCAAATAATTCATTAACATCTTCATTTAAATTATTATCATATAGTAAATCCGTGTAATTTTTTCTTTCTCCATTAATAAATCCTTGTTTGGTTTTACATTTTGGAAATTCAATACATATATCTTTATTATTAATAGTCATTCTCGTAAAAAAAGAACCACCTTGTATAGATTGTGGAGGAGACAATGTTATATTATCAAACTTATCAAATGTATTAATATTAAATACACTAGCCATTAAAAGATTGATATAAAAATATTATTATAAAAATACTTATTAATTTAATATTAATTTAATATTAACTAAAGATTCTAAATATAATACATATTATAATACATATTATAATACATATTATATGCTATAATACATAATATTTTTAATACACAAAAATATATAATGAAAGAAATTATTATACATAAATGTTTAGAGATACTTAAACGGCAAGATATTAAAAATGAGATTAAAATAATTATGAGTCCTATTATAGATTTAATACTGAAAGAGATTTACCCATACATATATATCTCTCTTATATTTGTTATGATTAGTTTTTTATTAATTTTAGCAATCTTTATTTTATTATTGCGTAATAAACAATTATAGAATATTATTTTTTCTTATTTTATATTATAATGGATTCTCAAATATCGTATGATAGCAATTTATCTATGTCTGGTGGTAGGAGAGGTAAAAAATATAATAGAAAAGGTAAATATACAAGAAAAAATAAAAAAATGTCTGGAGGGTTTGGATTAGCACTTGGTGCTATAGTAAAAGATGCATTGGTGCCATTGGGTCTTACTATGGGATTGTTATCATTAAATAAAAGAACAAAACTTGGTAAAAAAAATAAAACTAAAAAATCTAAAAAATCTAAAAAATCTAAAAAATAAATATAATTTATTACATACATAATTTAAAAATGTTATATTATATTAATAATATACTATGGATTTACAATTAGAGCAATCTGATTTTGTAGTAAATGTTCAAAATGGGTTTGCTCAAAGTGGTGGGTTTTTAATTGAAAATGTATTTTTAAAACAACAAAAATCTGCTATTAATATTAATAATTCTAATAAATCAATTAGTTTAGAAAAAGTAAGTGATATATTTAAAGACCTCGCAGTTCCATCAGGATTATTATATATACAATCACCTCAGAAGCCTATAAACTATATGGAAACAACTAATATAGTAGACAATACTTTATATGATAAATTAGTAAATTTATTGGAAGTATCTAAAGTCAAGAAAAAATTATCTAAGCGCAATAACTCTAAAAGTTTTAAAAATAAAACTAAAAAAAATATATAAATATTGTATAATATTTGCTTAAATATTATATAAAATTGAATGATATTATTTGTTATATATTTAATATATAACAAATAATATGATTAATGACAGCATGTATAATATTTTACTTATTGGAAATGTTGCGTGTGGAAAATCAACATATATAAATATGCTTATGAATAATATATTAACAGATACATATTTTCCAACAAATATAAGCAATTCTCAAGAAATAGAATTTAATACAAATTATGGACTCATTAGATATAATATAATTGAGTGGTCGCAATCATTAAATGCTGAAGATAATATTATTTTGCCACACTATGACATATTAAATAAATTAAGTGCTTTTATATTTATGACTGATTGTAGTAAAGAATCAAAACATTATTGCAAGAAACTTATAATAATATTAACTGAATTAAAACTTATTAATAATCCAGAATCTACTATACCTATTTTTATGATTCAATCCAAATCAGATATATACAATCAGATAGATAAAATGTATACTCAACAAAATCGGATAATACCTTATATTATGACACATATTGATAAAAATTCCAAACGACACGAAATTGAACTTCCATTATTACGAATAATACGAACTATATTAAAATCAGATGAAGTAGAATTTATTCATTAATTTATAATATTAATAAATAAAAATAATAATACATTGCGGTAAGATGACCAAATTATTTTTTTTTAATATGACTAAAATAGTATTCTATTTTAGTTAATAAATTCATTAGTGGTGTGTTATTTTTATTATATACTACAGCTTTAAATATTGTTTCTTGATATTTTAACACATATAAATCATTCATATATAACCATACACTATATCCAATAAATATTATTGCTAAAGGTTTTAAATCTTGTATATATATTTTTTCACGAATTAGTGTATAATATGGTAAGATTTTTATAAAAAAATTAATAAGTATAAAATTAAATATATATAATAATCTTGTTTTATAATAAATCATTAATACAAACATTATTATGTTAATAGATATTGCTAATAGTATTGCTAATTTTGGATTATATGGTAAAATACCAAATATATATAAAATATACCAGACAAAAATCCAATATGAAAAAATAAAATCTGGTCGTAATGCCATATAAATATAATACTTTATTTTAATTAATAATATTAAATAATGCTCCAATTATCTGTATTAAATGGTGCTACTAAAATATCAGGTATTTTATCTTTCCAATAATCTACTCGTTTTTCAAAATTTAATTCGTTTTGTGTTTTAGGATATAATGGTGTTTCCATCATAGCATTTTTTTCAATATTAGTCATTTTAGGTTTATATCCAAAACAATTTACACCAAATAATACATGTGGATTATCTATATAACCCCCATTTATACCTGGGCGACCACAATCGTGTTCGTGTCCCTTGACTTTTTGTAATTTATCCCACTTGTTTTCTTGAGTAGGAAAATAAGCCATTTGACCTTCGGACCACCCATAACTGCACCAATCTGCGCCCTTTTCGTGCGCATTTTTCATATCTTTATAACTGGCTAATTTTGCACCATATGCACTACATATTGCATTAGCATTATTGTATGTATAATTATTACCTGGAATATGAAATACTTGTTTTTTTAATTTAATTTCAGGGATAACGCTATCATTATTATTATTATAATTATTATTATCATATTGTGATGTATCAACCTTTATATTTATTTCTGGATCATGTGTAAAAATATTTTTAATACTTGCTATAATATTAATATTAAAAAAATATTGCATACCATTTAATAATAACAAAGAAATGAATACACCCCATATTAATATTTCTAAAACTGCAGTATTTGTATTATCGTCATTTTTTTCACCTAAAGAAGCAAAAATAGCATAATATAGTATAATAATTGCTACAATAACTATAAGTATTACTGGATTAAAAACAAAACTATTTAATTTATCTTGTATATTATTATCGATAAAATTATCATTATTATTGTTATTATATGAATATGAAGGAAATCCCATTGTAGAATTCATTTTAACATTCATTATATTATAATTATTTATTTTTTTTTACGATAGAAGAAACAATATGCTTTATTGGTTATTATTTTATTTTCTTGAATTTCTCTAATATTTGTATCATTAAATTCATACCAAATATTATTTGCATTTTTAATTATACATGTATAATGACCTCCATTAGTTCCTCCTGAATGATTGCATATTCCATAAAGTTCATATATATATGAATATTTATTGTATCCTAATATATATTGTGTAAAATCAATATTATCTAAATTAGTATGTATAAGATTGGTTATTTTCCTACCATAACTATCATATCGTTTAAGGTCTATAATCAATATATTAGGTAATGACCAGAAAAATATATTTTTATTAGCAATTTCTTTAATACCTGTAGTTTCATTTAATATAGAATTATCTCCATCTAATCTCTCACTTTTACAATATTCATCCATACAATCAAATATAGTTATATCTGGTTTGTGAATAGGAATAGACAAACTGAGTATATTAAATGGTTCAGGTTTAATGCTTAAACTTTCTCCATTAAGATTTTTAATATGTGATACACTTATTCCAAAAAAAATATCTATTATTTCAGAGTATTCTTTTGAATATGTATATTTTATCATATCATAGCATTTAATTGCAATAGCATCTGTATCATTTATAGCATTACCAACAACTTCCATATTTACTTCACGCATAAGAGCATTATGAAAACATTCAATAATGAATAATAAAAATTCAGATATATCATTTTGATTAAACCCAGAAAATAATTCTCGCTTTTTAATTGTAGATATTTTTCTAATAGCATCTACGAATCCATTAGGAGCAACAATACAATTTTGAGACCATAGCATAATTCTTAATTTATCCCACTCTAAAAGTATTATAGAATCTGCAATTTTATTGATTTTATTTTTATATATTTTATTATTTAAAAAATCATTTAACTCATAAGTATGTGATAATATTTGCATACACGAGTTTAAAAAACAAGTATTTCCAATATTTGCAAGTCCAGATAATCCTTTATTTTCATATTTTGAAAAAAAATTCATTTTTTGTATATTATATTTTAATACCTTTAATATGGTTTATATAATAGTTGAATTGATTATTAATTAATTATTTTGTATAAGAAATGATGTAATATCTGATTGCCCTTTACTTTTATTTTCTGTTATTTTAATATATTTATCAAATAAAATTGTTTTAATTTCTTTATTTCTAAGCATTATCTCTTTTTTTTTATATTTTTCTTCATCTAGATTTTGTTTTAAACAATTTAATTGATCTATAAAATTGTCTTTTTTTCTTTTAAATTCTGGCATTTCTTCTAATACAAGAGCAAATAACTGCTGTATAGGTTTCATTATTTGATTAGTAATGTAAAATGCATAATCTATTTTAATATTATTTGTTTTTATAAATAATGGATTTTCTATTCTGTCACCTTGTAACGCTTTAGTATTGCTATTTTTTATATAAACAAATTGTATTCTATCACCAGAACCAGGTTTATTACCTGGGTCTCTTTTGCCCATTCTATCAGCAAGAACTTTATGTGCAATTCTAGTCGGGTTTTTATATCCAGAACGCAATGCTTTGGATATAATTAATTTTTCCATAGAGTATTTTTCTTCAACTAATTGTTGTAAATGATTTTCTAAAAATTCTCTGGATTTTATAATATTTTTATCATTCATTAAAATATTAATTAAACCACCATATATATCTTTAACTATTGGAGCATTGTCTCTTCGTTTTAATACAATCCCCATAGATTTCCTAAAGCATTTATCTGGACTAAATTCATACATCATACCAACATATCTTTTTTTTGATAATAAACAGAATGGTAAAAAGGTTTTTTCATATTCAAGGTCGTGTGGTTGTTTTAAAAACTTAGTAGCTAATGCGCCAGCCTGTTGTGCTAATTCTATTGTAATCTCTAATGCCCGTTGTCCTATTATTTTAGTGCCATCTATCTCTTCGCAATTAAATGTAAAGAATACAGAATCTGTATCACCATAAATATATTCAGCATTAACTCTAATATTTCCATGCAATGAAGTATCAATAATTCTATTTTTGTATGCAAGTTCTATTACATTTTTAGCATAAATAAGCAACTTTCGCCCTGTTGCAGTAGTAGATGCTGCAACATCTTTATCATAAAATGTGCTGGTTTTTGCACCACATTGACCATATAATGAATTTGCTGTTAGTTTAATACTAATTTGTCTTTTATCTAGAACATTTTTCATAAATTCATCAGTTTCTAATGCGGCTTGTTTTCGTGTAAATTTTCTTGCAGCTAATAATTCTTCTAATATAGCAGGCATAATAGCTCTCCCATTTTTAGGTTGAGCAAATCTGCAAATTTTATATCCACATTTTACTTTTACTGCTGCAGCAGATGGAGTTTTTCGTCTATATGTATATGTGTCATATGTTATATCAACATATTTATATCCAGGTAGATTATCATATATATAAATATCATTAGAATCTTTTTCACCTGTTTCAATAATTAATACATTTTCAAGATTAAATTCTTTAGTCCAAATTTTACTATCATGTGATATATTTTCACTTATCATAGATGATGGATATAATGATCCAAAATCTACACATGCTATAGGATTATCTAAATATAATCCACATTTTGGAGGAAGAACAATTGCACCTTCATAACCACTATTATCAAACTTTTTTTCAATAACTGGAATTAATGTATTTTTTTCACGACATTTTTTAGCAACATAACTAGTTAGTTTAATACCTTGTCCGCGCATCACTAAATAACTTAATGGAACACTGCATAAATTGGACATTTCAATATATCCAGTTAATACATCCATTTTTTTCATCAAATGATGCACTAAATTGCAATCTTGAATACAATATTTTGCAATAATAGCTCTATCAGCTGATGTGCCATTTGTCATTCTAAAAATATCTTGCGGTGTAATATCATCTTTAGACATACCCCATTTAACTATTTTATCCATATTAGGTGTTTCTATACCTTGTATCATAAATGTGCCATTTATAATATCTATATTAAATACTCTAAATTTTTCTCCATTTTTATAATAATCAGATGAATGTGATATTTCTTCAAAACTTATAAAGCTATTATTTTCTAATCCTATTAAATTTTTTGAATATAGTTTTGTATTTCCATCAATATATTCTATTTTTTTTATAATATCTCCAATAAAATAGCTTGCAACATAATCTAATTTATATGAATTTAATATATAATCTCTTCTAAAATAATTATACAAATCTATTTGAAATCTACCATTCATTTTTATAAATTTTAAATCATATTGTCCACTAGATAAACAAATAACACCTCCATCTAATGTTCTTTTTTGTGTTCTCCAATCAATACCACAACAATCTTCACCTATATTTCTGGATAATCTTAAAAATGCATTTAAACAACTAGTTTCTATTGCTCGTTTAAACATAAACTCATAATCAAATCCAAATATATTATAGCCTATAATAATATCAGGATTTTCTCTAGATATTAATTGAGTCCATGCACATAACAATTGTTTTTCTGTCATAAAAGACTGGATTTCTGCATTTTCAACATTATCACAAGAACCAACCACCAAACAAGTATTTCTTGGAGTAGTTGATTGATTGCCATAAGTTATAAATGTTGTTCCAATAAATGTAACCTCATCACCTTTTAATTGTGGAAATTCAGAGAAAATATTGGTTAGTTCTAATATTTTAGTATCATGTGAATATGTATCATCATTTATTATCTCAATTATAGATGCTGTTTTATTTTTATATTCAGATACTATTTTATTTTTCTTCCAAAATATATTTTCATCACATTCATTTGAATTTTCTACAAATCCTTCTTCTTTATCTTCTTCTTCTTCATTATCACTAATATCATTATCTTTTTCTATATTTTTCATAATTTTTATTTTTTTTAATAAAATTTTTGCAATTAACTCTTTAATATATGGTAAAGAAGGAATTACTTTAGGATATACTCTATCAACATCTTCAAGCGATTCAAATCCAAATGATGTAAGTATCACATCTTCTAACCATGGTTCATCACATTCATATTCTGATTTTATATTAAGTTCAATAATATTCTGAGCAAGTTTTTTATAATTTTTTATAGGCACTGGAAAATCACCATGGCTACTGCTTGCTTCAATATCAAAACTTGCAATTTTATAAGGTACTATTGTTTCTTTATCGGGCATTGCTATAATATTATTATAACTAATAGTAAATTCAAATTTACAAGTAGTCTTTTTTTTTCTACTAATATTAATTTGTCCAGATGCAAAAGTAATCCAACCAGATGGACTTATTTCTTTAATATGAAACATTCGCAATAATGGGGGAATATTTGATTCATAAATTTGTAAATTAACACCATCAAACTCATACCCTAATGGGTTTAATGTCTTATTATAAATTTTATTGATTGTTTTTTCAATATACCAACATTTAATTGCACATTTCATTGCTTTTTCACTACTAAATTTTATTAATATAAATTTATGAAGATTATTATCATTAAATCCATATAATTTTTTATGTTTAACTATTTTACTAGAAACAATAGAATCACCATAATAATTTCCCATACGTTCTCGCAAATCTGATATAAATTCAAGCATATTATTTAATTTCCAATTAAATGGAATAGATATATAAAAGAATGGATTATATTCTTTAACAAATATTGCACATGTTTCTCCAAGCTCATTAATTCCAAACATTTGAATAATAAATTCTGTATTAGATTGAAAACTGTGTACTTCGTCATTAACATCTATATTTTTTTTAGTATTTTCTGATTTATTATCATACACATTAAACTCAATTAATTTGAAAGATGGTTCCATTTTTAGTTTAATATACTATTAATATATTTAATTCAATTTTTATATTAATTTAGGAAAATATAATTTAATTTATAAAGTATATTTTTTAATATTTTTATATTTTATAAAATGAGTTTAACTGATGATTTGTTTTCCCCACTTGGACGAAAGTATTGCGTAGGATTTTATTGGTTATCTGTATTTTCATTTATTACTTTATTATTTTCTTTATTTGCATCTTTAATGCTTATACTTAAAGGCGGTCGCCGTAAAATATTTAAAGCATTGGTGGCGCCACTTGCTCCTTTATTAATGTATTTAGGTTACAGATTATTGTATGGTATGTGTGAAAATTCTACATCATAATATATTAATTATTTTAATAATGATTTTTATATATTTTTTTATTATATTTTTTACTAAATTTATGTTTTTTTAAATATCTTCCACCTCCATATTTTAAGCGTTTAATATTTTTACTAGTTTTATTTTTTTTATATTTAAGCTTTTTACTATTTAAACTGTTTTTATATTTGGGGGTTTTATGTTTAAGTTTTTTACTTATTGATGAATTTATATCTTCTCTATATGAACTTATCGGTCTTGATAACCTATATGTCGATGGTTCTAATTGTTTAATTAAAGTATTTGAATTATTTGTAGAAATATTGCTGTTTTTTTTTGATATTTTAAATGAATCTACTATAAAATTAATTAAATCCTCTTTGCTTCTATTTCCAGAATAATCTTTACTTTTAATACCTTTTGCAGTAATTGACATTATAGTTGGAAAACCACTAACATCATTAACTATATTTTGATGTTTAATATTTGATAATGCATCAGCATTAACTTCCATTATAATTAAGTCTCCTGTATAATCTTTTAATATTTCATTAGTCATGTCATCCCATGCTGGTTTCATATTTATACAATGAGAACAAGATGAGCTATAAAATTTAACAAATGAAGGAGATTTTTCTATTTCGCTATCAAAAAATAATGTATTCTCTGGTCCGATAGATTTAACGCGTATCATATATATATATATATTTAAAATATTAATATTCTAAATATATATTAAAATATCACTAAATTATTACTAAATACATTTTACTTTATTTAATTTATATTAAATAATATGCACAGATGATTTTATTGTATAATATATATATAATGAACCAAAAATATCTGCTTTTATTATTAGTTTTAATGGGATTATTATTTATTTTTAGCAAATCAACTAAAGAAAATTTCACATCAAATAATAGATGTCCCAATATTTTAATTCAAAAAGGAAATGATTATTATTTATACAATTCTAAAATTGCAAAGGTCCCTGGTGTTAATCCTATTAAATTTAATAAATTAGAAGATTACACCGAATTTATTGATTGGCAAAGGAGTCAAGGTATTAGATGTCCTATATTATACTTAAGAAAATCTTATGATACACAAGGTAATGAAAATTATACTATTAGACCTAGTCCTACAGAATTACAAGGAGGACTTTCTAATAATATATTAACCGATACTAATTCTACATTTGAATATCAAGAAGAAAAACATTTACCCGATGAAACAAGTCTAATAGATGCTACAAGAGATAATAACGACATATATAATTTTAATAGCTACCCATCAGTTGATACGCAAAACCAAAATATAGGTTTATATACACCATTAGATAAAATGTATAATGAAAATGAAAAAGGCATAAGTCCCAATCCTATGGATCCTAATTGGGGTGGAGCAACATATACTCAAAAATTGGTAGATAGTGGATATTATGCAGATAATGAAGTATCTCTCCGAGTGTAATTACATATTTGTATAATAGTTTAATGTTCTTGCACTTGCATCAGTAGCATTTACAAATCTAGGCATCCAAAAATAAGGAATGACATTAGAACAATTTGGATATAATTCATCAAATATTTTCCTATAATATTTTTGTTCATTTGTTTTTGGTGGTAAATGTGTAATATTATTAAAAGAATCAAAATCCATATTAGCTACATTATCTGATATAATTTGAAACCAAGAACGCGATTGACTACTTACTCCATCGCTAAATGCTTCTTTTATTCTCCATAAAACCTCATGTGGTAATAAATTATTATTCATCACCGAAACCGATTGTCTCAATAACCATTTTTCAATCTTATTTGGATTATATCTAAATTTTAGCGGTATTGACAAATATGATTGAACAAAATCTCTATCTAAAAATGGTGTTCTTGGTTCCAGTCCATTAGATGAAATAGATTTATCTGATCTAAGCACATCAAATAAATGAATATCATTTAAAAGTCTTTTAACTTCACAATCAAAAGCAAATACATCTGGTGCAGAATGAAAATAAAGATATCCTCCAGTAAGTTCATCACTTCCATCACCATTAAATATTACTTTAGCATTGCTATTTTCTGAAATAAATTTACTGACAAGATAATTTCCAACGCTTGCGCGCACTGTTGTAGTATCATAACTTTCTATAACTTTAATAACTTCTGGAATAGCACGGAAAAAATCTTCTTCAGAAATAATAATTTCAGTATGTTTTGAACCAATATGTTCTGACACCAATCTAGCATATCTAAGATCTTCTCCTCCAGGCATACCAATAGAATATGTTTCTAATGGTTTATTATAATATTGAGATACTAAAGCAGCAATTAAACTACTATCTAATCCACCAGATAATAAGCATGCAATTGGTCTGTCTGTAGTACCCACCACTCTTTTTTTAACAGCTTCACATAAATTAGTATATACATTATTATATACCGAGTAATATTCACCTGATGTAGAAAATGTATTAGAAAGCATATGATTTGTTTCACAAAATTGCATCCCTGTATAACTTTTTGCATATATTTCAAATGTATAATTAGAATTTACATTAGCTGTGCGTTTTAGTTTAGAATATGTTCCAGGTGGATATTGTTGAATTGAATAATTATAATAAGTATTTGTTTGACTATTTGGATTTAAATTATAACGATATTCATTATTTTTATATACCAATGTCTTATTATTAATATTAAATAAATTATTTAACATTTTAAGTTCTGATGCAAATGCTATAATTTTTTCAGATGTTTCATGATTAGCAA